TCTTGTATTTGAGTATTGACACCAGCGATAGAGCTTATATTTTCAGCGTCTAAAAATGAGTTTGCAAAATCAATAATTGTTTGTGTTGCGTCAGGCACGATATTGATAACATCATTGAAAAAGTCATCCATAACAGGCGCAAGAGTTGCGCTGATTGAAGTTGAAGCGTTGCCGATTTGAGTTGTCATTAACTCAAAGGACGTGCTTACCTCTTTTAGTTTCTTAGCTTGAACACCCGTGATTTGCAAAGATTCATTAACATCATTAAATCTAGATTTTAACTTAAGTAACTCTTTAGAATTATTGGCGAATGCTGGTTGAAGTTTAGACAAGTCGTTACCAATAGACTCAAGGGCAAAAGTCATATCGTAAGCGCTAACACCAGCGCTTTCCATCTCAGAAACCATCTTGCCAATGACTTCCTGTGAGGACATAGTGGTAAATTCCTTCGCTGCTTCTCTCGCTTCTTCCTTTGTCAGCTTTAAAGTGTCAGCGTAATCTTGAAAAGCACCTGTTCCGGCAATGCTGAATTCAGATACCTTATCAGAAATATCTTTCGATATGTCAGCTATCTGCTCGGCATTAACGCCATACTGACTAGTGGCAAATGATAACGCTTGAAAATCTTCTGCTGAAGTTTTTGCTTGGTTAGATAGTAATTCTAATGACTTTCTATTTTTAGCTGATATTAGAACCATAGCGCTAATTGCTGCATTAACAGCTAGAGCACCTTTGGCTAAGTTAAGAAGTCCACCAGCAACATTTTTGCCAGTTTCTGACATTTTAAATAGTGATTTGTCGGCTTTTTCTGTTTTGCCTTCAAACTCATCCATTCTTTTTTCTGATGCTCTTAACTTTGCATCTAACTTCTGAGTCTGAGCGTCAAGCAATACAATTAATTCTTCAGTAGCCATTCTTTAGATGCTCCGTTTAACTGTCTTTGGTAATTAAGCATTATGCTTGTATCGATGGCTTCGTTATCTTCGTTATTCAATAAATGAACTATATCAATAAAGTCTAACTTCCAAGCTTCCGAAGGCGAAATATTAAGCTGACGAACGCAAAGCCTGAACAAACCCCAATAATCATGAGGAGCTTGTTCGCCTTTTTCTATCCCGCCTAAATATCCGCTTTTTTTTTAGGTAGGTTTTTATTCATGTACTCGTTAATTTCTAACGCTGTATTATACATGACTACCGACCAAGGCTCAGATAAATCATCAGGGCGATCGCTTAATTGCCAGCTTACCCTATACGTTGCATCTTCAATTTCTTTAAGTTCAACGTCAGGATTTACGGCAGATATTATTGAATGTAAAGCATAGTTAACTATTTCTCTCGTATACAAATGGCTATATATTTGCATTCGAGTAATTAGATTAACACCTTCAGTCTCAAAGGATGCTTTTATATAATCACCAAAGACAGTCAGCAAATCCAAACCTGTTTTATCAGCAAAGTATTTGTGAGCGCCCTCAGTGATTTTCCATTCATACTTTTTATAGCATAAGTGGATCATTAAACATCACTGGCTGGGGTAATAGTTACAGGACCGCTAGAGCTAAATGACAATGATGTCTTGCCAGCTTCGCCATGACCAAGACTGTCACTTAATGCATTTGGAGTAAACAACCCAACAAATGATTCATCATTAACCGCTCCTGATCCGACATAAGTTAGCGTGTACGTATCTTGTATTCCGGTAAAGGTGTCAGCGCGAGTATTACGGAACTCCGCATCATTATTATAAACGAATTCACCAGCAAAAACGTGCTGCTTTCCTGCTAACTCGCCATCAAGATTTGTTACGTAGTCTTGATATGATTTGTTACTAATAGGAATTAATGCGCCAGCGTAAGTATGCGTGAAAGCACCTTGACCAACGATTACACCCGAACTATTTTGTACTACTGTATTAGTAGTGTTAATTTCACCAGCCATTTTATTCCTACCTTGTGCTAAATGTTAAATAATTAATTGATATGTCACGTTTTACCCATGACTCTACTTCTATTTCATCGCCCACAGTGGACTCTAAAATACTTACCGTCTGCCCATTATACACATTACTGCTATTATAATAAAACAGAGCTTTTACGCTGTCGATTGCTGTTAGTTGAGATACGCCATAATCACCGACATCCTTAGGGGTGAAAACACTGATTTGATATATACCCCTTTGTTCATTTGATGATGCGTAAGTCTTGCCCATGCTCACCTCTGTTGCTGGTATTGTGTACTCAGCGATCCAAAGTGATTTATTAGCAGGATCGAACAACTCAGGCGCATCTTGAAATGATATGTCATCATTAGGAGCTACAGCCCCAGCAGTTAACATTCCTGATAATGCCATTTTTGTTTTTAATAAACTCATAGTGACCTTATTTTATTAGCCATAGCTATTAATGTCTTTCTAACCCACCCGCTTGGTGCTTGCTTACTAAACCCACCAGACGAAAGCTTTTGATAAGTATTGCCTTTTACTCTCGTTCCTTTTTTAACTGGGTTAGGAAAGCGACCATATTCAAGCGAATTTATATTTGGCTTGTTGTTCGTGTAAAATATCTTTTTATTCATTACGAGCTTAGGCATTTTACGCAATTGTCTGATTGAAGATAAACCGTTAGATTTACTGGTCGTTGTTTGTGAAGACGGAATACCTACAGATAAAAACCAGTTGTTTTTCGTTAACCCTGAAGTTGACGTTGTACCCTTAGGTAATTCGCTTTGGGCTAATCCAACTGGCGTACCTTCCATTATATTAAACAAGCCGCCAACAAAAACACCTCTAACATTATCGTTAACTCTAAGATAAGCATCTTCTGTCATTTTGGTGACTTTCTCACGACCTAGTAACGGCATTATTTCAACCTTACCTGTGGAAGATAAGCCAATGTATCAGATGTTGGAGCTATAACGTCAATTGATACTACATAGTACGTTAAAGCGCCTTGTGTGATTGTATCGCCTTGCTTAACTGTATTTACATTGTCACAAATAAGCCTTCTATCGCCAGCAAGTATATTGATATCAAAATACTTGGCATCGTAATCGATGAATATAGCATTAACTAACTCTACTGTTGAAGTGGTTGTTGTGCCTGGGTTTATCGGAGTGCCCGACGTAGTCGATTTTTTAACAAGATACACTTTATCACTAGTAGGTGAACCAGTTTTAATCTGCGCCCTTTTCAGCCCAGCTTTAATCCTTTTTTGTATCTGTGCAGCGCTCACCCTAAAAACCCCATGCTTTCTTTATATAATCCACCACCACTTAAACCAGCGTTAGTATATGGCTTTAATACTCTCGATACTGCTGGCATTTGTGCAAGTGTCGGAGTGCTTGAGCCTGATTGATAAGTTTCAGAGTATGCGCCACTACCAACACTAAACCCTGCTAGGTTTGCACTATCTTTTACAGCGTTAGTATCAACACCATCGTTAATAGAGAAAGCCGCTAACATTTGTGCGTTTTTAAAGTCTTGTGGTATTGAGTCGTTAGCAACTAAAGCATCGTAAGCATAAATATAATTACGAGGCATAATACCTGTTTGTGTTTGGGGTGCAACTCTGGAGCCTTGTAGTTGCTGCTCATAAGTAAAGTTAAGGAAGTCATAAGCATTAGCTAAATTAGCTTCTCTATCTGGCTGTGTAGCTGGTATAGAATAACCTTTAAGTTTTGCGTAAGCTTTGTATTCTTCGTCAGTTACAAATGAGTTAGCATTAGCTACACCTGAACCATCTTCAATGATTAACTGCGTGCCGATAGCAACGATTATTTGATCTAAGTTACCTAACTCTCTAGATGTTATGTCAGAGCCTTTGACACTTAATGCGTCAAATCTTTTTATTGTTACAAATATTTTTCCGACTTCTAAAGTGTCAGAGAGGTTTAATGATAACTGAGTATCAGAATCAACGATAACAATAGTAGGGTTTAGTAATTTAGTGTAAACCTCATCGCCAAAATAAACCTTGATATCTGTAGCTGTAGATAAAAAAGCCCCGTTAAAGTTCAATACAACTAAGTTGTCAGCGCTTGCTATTGCTAAATTTTGAGACATAAAAAAAGCCTTATTAAATATATAAGGCTAGTTTAACACAAATTTTTATTAATGTAATTTATGGCACGTCATTAACAATGTCAGCACTTGTCATGCTATACATTACAAAAGTACAGCTCCCCTCCGTTCCACTATCTTGTAGATTGGGGTAAGTATCACCGTCACCCATACGCCACCAGTGCTTAGGCTCAGTAGATAATGTAGATAAATCGAAAGGCGTTCCACCGTTATAGATGGCAGCAATGCTAGCGCTTTGATCGCTACCCCATATAGCCAATTCATCTATCTTCTCTCCATTCAAAGTATTACCGCTTACAAGTTTGGCTACCCTCAAGTTTTGCCCAGTTATAGCGCCACTCCATCCGTAGTTTGAATTGCTATTATTGGTTGTTTGACTAACCCCATCAACGTAAAGGCTAAACCTTGAATAGTAGTCGTTTATATCTGCGCTTGAAGCCCCTGTAGTGCCTCCGTCATAAGTTACTGTTATGTACTGCCATGTATCAACAGCCAAGGATGTAGGTGCTAGTATTTTAACGTGATTATTATCACTTCCATACTGCAAGCGCAGCTTGTTTGCGCTTGTTAATCTTAGCTCGATGTATCCGCCGTTAGTCGTATCATTTGAGCCGTAATAAAACAAAACTCTACCTGTGATTGAGTTTGTAGGCTTTACCCAAAAGCCAATAGTCCAAGCGTCACCTGCTCCGCTACCGTTTCCAGCCCTACCTAATGTGCTGTCTAGCAATGAAGCATTTGCGCCTAGATAGTCAGAGTTATTAAACTGTATGCTCTTTGTGTTCGCAAACGGCGGATTACTAACCGTTAACACTATTGTTTCGCTGTCTTCACCATTGTAATTAATAGCTTTTACGGGGATGTTGTACGTACCACTAGCCAAGCCAGAGCCGCCTATTAATTTTCTAGGATTGCCCTCAACTGTTGTAATACCCGTTACGGATGATAAGTCCCACTCATAACCAACACCATAGCTAGAAGTTAGCTCATAGTTTATTACTGCACCCTGAACACTGCTAATAGTTAACGGACTGGTTATTGACGGTAGGTTGGTTGTCGGGGTTCCTGAGCTAGAAAAAATAGCATTTAAGGCATCACAAGTTTCTACCGCGCTTTCCCCGTAAGCATTGCCTGACTCGTCAACATATTCAGAAAATGATATACCTGTAGTCACTTCTATACTTCTAGCTGTGTCCGTTATAGAGCACGAACCATTGTCAACCGATGCCTGCAAGCTATTTAAAAACTGCGCTCCGTTTGCATCCTCGATAAATATAGCGTTAGCTGAACTGTCTTTATATATTGTAATGCTCATTGTTTTATCACCTGTATAGCTGAACCCGCATTGACTAAAGTACCGCCAGCACTAAGCCTTACTTCTAGCCCTATGTGGTTATCTCTAGTGTTAGTGTCACCCATGTATATCATATCAGGGACCAATGATCGCCTGTAGCCAATACCAGAACCGCTATCAAGCCGACCTATTATTTTTTCTAGTGTGTAAGCGCCACCACCACCACCTAAAGTATATCTAAACTCCAATAATGTATTATTAGTGTTTGGCGTGACAGTAAAGTCATTTCTTATGAGTATTGTAGATCCCAAAGGTAATTCTGTGGGATCTATTTTACCCGTTGAAACATCCATTAACTCAGTAACCCCACTAGGTGTATAGGTTTTGTTAGTAAAAGCACCTAGCCCGTCATTTGGCAATGCTGTCCATGTATTCGCAGAAAGTGTTACAGGTGATGCTGTTGTTGATGTATCGTTATAATCAATAAAACCATTTGCACCACCACCTGATATAGTTACAGCTAGTATGTCTTGAAGTAATCTATTGACGCCAGGCATGTTAACCCCCTATAGCTGTTAACCAGCTTTGTAATAGTGATATTTTGTCGCTGCTGTTAATAGTTCCACCTTTCGATTTAACTATCTCAGCTAATAAGCTGTTTAGCATCTCTTGCGAATCCGTACGTGTTTTGTTAGTACTCATGTAAACCCCTTGTTTTGTTTGTATTGTAACACTAAAAAGAAGGCAATAAAAAACCCCGACTAGCGAGGCTTAATGGTAATAAGACAAAACTACTTGCCTTTTTCTTCTGAAACCCTTTTAGGGTCTACTTTTGTTGGTGTAATATTAGCTTTTCTTGCAAGTCTATTGCAATCATTTAAGCTAGCTTGCTTTGGTAGCTCAGCTGGATAAAGGGTTGATTTAACCTCTTCTATCTTATCTTCAAGTTTTTTTACTTCAGCCCATACAGCGTTATTATGCTCTAGTTTTGTCAATTCTTTCTTAGCCATGGTATTCTCCTTATAAAATAAAAGTGGGCAATTAAGCCCACTATAATTGGTTACTTATTATCCATTGGTTTGTAAAAAGCAAATAGGAATATTTTTACGATCCCACACTCGGTTCCAGTTTGCCGCTGTTGCAAGCTCTGCTAATGTAGCTGACTGACCAGCAACCGAAGCCGATGTAAATTCAAAACCTAACGGATGAATAATGTCAGCGCGTCGAGAGTATAAATCAGACTGACCGCCGCCGTTGCCCTTCTCAGGGTTTCTATCTAGCTCGCTAGGTGTAGTTGTTCGACCCATGCCAGAGATTACAGAGCCAGCACCGAAAATAACAGTAGTATATGTTACGCGGTTTGTACCAGCTACAGCGCTCAGAGAGTCATCAACAATTACACGTAAGTTTCCATACATTTGGAATAAAGTGTTGTTGTCTGCATCACGGATGAAGTCAATCAGTTGTTGCTTGCGTAAACGGTTGTATACAACTGAGTGCATAGCAATTGCGCTAAATCCCGACTGATGATCGCCAGCAGTTTGTTGTGCATCTAAGATCGCATCATTAGAAACCAATTCAGCAGCAGTAGGAGCGCCAGCAGCATCAGTTGCAATATTTACAACCATGTCACTTGAGTCGTTAGCAACGTTATCATTCAACAAACCCATAGTTGATTGAATTAATCGGCGCTCAAGAGCAGTAGCCCAGTATTGACCAATACGGCCAGTAATTGCCGCAACTGGATCTTCTAAAGCTAAATCAGCAGCTAAATCCATTGTAGACCAAGACTGATTTTGACTAGCAAGTCGATACTTCATGATCGCGCTGGTTACTTTATTAGGCGTTGAAGTGTCACCTGTAACATCGTTTGAGTAGTTTGGTTCTTCAGTTCCTAATGGTTTGAAGAATGGTAGCTCGCCAATGTTACCGCCTACTGATGCCATAGCAGTTAAGCGAGGATCTACAGTCATTACACCTGAAGATAAAAATGCGTTAAGTTCAATTTGTGCTTCTTGCTCTGCACCCATAAAAACTAAAGGGTTGTAGATATCTGAGATTCGTACGTTAGCCATGTTATGTATACCTTTTATAAATTAATAGTTAGAGTTTGATTTGTTGGCTTGAATAGCCTGCTCTGTTAATGTCATTTTTTTACCTACAGCCCCGCCGCTTGGTATGGTATCGGCTCCACTGGAATCTACACCTTTTAAAATTCTTTTGAATGCGTCCTGTCCATTAGCCCAGCTTTTGAACTCTTCTACATTATTTGCTACAACTTCACCATTGCTTTTAAACTGTGTGATTAGTTGCTGTTGGTCATTATAACCAATTTCTAGCATATTTGACAACATAGCGCTTGATACGTCTTTGAAGTCATCATGAATAAGGTTAGAAACCTTACTTAGCACATCATTCTTATCACGAGACATTAGCGCGTCTTTAGCTGTCTTGGCTGTTGCTGTTAACTCTGCCGTGGTTGTTGCCAATTGCTCTTCATAGAATGATTTTAGTTCTTCGGTTTTTCCGGCTGCAATAAGATTTTCCTCATGCGCCTTTGCCGCTGCCTTGCGTGCATCTTCGATAACTTGATCCTTCTCTTGTGACGATTGCTGGACATTGCGTTTTTCTCCAATCAATTCTTCAACTTTGTTTTTTAATCCACCAATCTCTGAATCAAATAAAGCTGACAACTTAGCCGTTTGCTCTTCGTTAAGTCCGTCAATACCTGTTAAATCTACCATTTTTGTAATCCCCCAAGGATCGTAGTTGTGGCACTCAGTGCCGTTTATGTATTCGGTTTGTTTTGTGCTCGTAATATGCGACCAAGCTCATTATTTTTTTGCTTTAGTTGCTTTATTGTTAAAGGGTTAAACTGCTCATCAAGTGTAGCCTTAGCAAATTGTGCGGGGTTATCCATTTTCCTGAATGCCTTGCCAAGTGTAGGGCCAAGTATATTATCTTGGTCTGTATCATCTAGGTTAGCCATATTAGCATAATAAATGGAATCACTATCTATAGGTTTAGGGTCACGCTTACCATCTACATTAAATGATGATGCCTTCTTGGTTTCATCGCTATCTAATTTGTATTTGTCAGCAACCTCAAATGTTAAAGCAGACCTACAATTAGGGTGCAAAGGCGGGGTGGCTTTTTTTAAATCCGAACTGCCAGCCTTGAAAACTCGCTGGTCTAAGCTTCTGCACCTGCTTGATGTTTTTGAGTCGTTAACAGCTAAGAACCTATAGCCTTCTAATAGCTCATCATTAGTATCAACAAAAGCTATCCTAGCGGTATTAGCGTAATGATTTGTACCAGTAACAGCCAGGCTTCTCGCTGACCTTCTCGCTCTATCAAAAACCGACTTAGTAGTGCCTGACTTTGAAACCTCTATTTGTGACAATATAGAATTAGTTACTTCACGAATCGTAGCGCCTTCTTGAAAGCCATTTAATACAATGCCGTCAACTTCATTAGACCATTTCTTCCAATAGCTAGAAATCATAGAAGAATAAGAAGTGTAACTATTATCGCCAAGCTTAATAGGTGTAATAGTGGCAACGCTATTAATAGCCGCTGCGCTAGGTGATACCGCGTTAAAATCTTCATCATCAATTAAGCCGTTTAATGTGCTTGCTGCAAGCTCTCCCTCGTAAGCGCCTAAAGCCCTGTTTTCAACTTTAAGTTGTGAAGTGTAATCTTGTAAGTGCTTACGCGATGAATCGTTTATCTCCTTTTGTATAGCCGTCTGCAATGCCGCAGTTATTTTACGCTTACGATACTTATTAAGAATAAAAACAACATCATTTTCAATAAGCTCAAGATAAGGCGTAACTTTGAAGCCTTCAGTAGCGCCTAACCTCTGCAAGAAAACTGTGTGTTGAGAATATATCGTTGTAAGTTGCTCACTTGGCATTTATGCGCTCACTTGCAATTTTAAAATAACCTTCGTCCATTTCAATACCTATAAATTTACGGTTTAGGTTTTTAGCTGCTACGCCTGTGCTGCCGCTGCCCATTGCAAAGTCTAAAACTGTTTCGTCTTCGTTAGTGTAGGTTTTAATTAGGTATTCCATTAAGGCTACAGGTTTTTGTGTACTGTGAAGTCGGCTCTGAGCTGAGAAATCTCTAGGGTAAGTGTGTATTGTTTTTGGGAACCTAACACCATTGTTCACCTGTTTAATAGGTTTTAGACCTAAAGCGTGGTTATTAGTTGCAGAACCTCGGTTATCTCTTGTGTAAGGTGTACCTTCTTCCATCTGAGGATTATATGTCAATCTTCCACTGCCGAAAATAACAATATCCTCATGAGATTGCATAGGTTTTATCTTTGCCAGTGCAGGTTGTGTGCCTTTATTCTTGTCCCATACCATACAATATTTAAACATTTTGATGTTAGAACTAATCAACGTAGTTGTAAAGGGTTGGCTTGCTGTCATTACAATAGCGCCATTAGGTTTAATAATGCGTTTTAGCTGCTCCCACATTGGCTCTAGTGGAATAATCGAGTCCCATTTACAAGCAGTTGTTCCATAAGGCGGGTCAGTCAATATCATATCAACACTACCACTTTTAATTTCTTTCATTCGCTCAAGGCAATCCCCAAGCATTAGGTTAGGGTTATACAATTCAGTCTCCCTTTGTTCGTCATAATGAGCCATTATTCACTAGCCCTTGTTGCTAATTTCTCATTAGCATCATCTAACTGAGCTTGTAACGCTGCCATTTCCTCACTAGTTCCACCAGTTAACATTTGTTGGTCATTCAGAGCTTGTGCAATCTCATCATCATCCAAGTCTGTTAACTCAGCTTTTCTAGCTACTTGATTCAATGTTACAGCAGGTAAAATACCACCTTGAACTAATGCCATGTGAGCGTTAATCATCTCAGGCGTTAAATCATCAGTAATAAAATCAGAGTTTAGTTTATAAACTGAAGTACTTTCTTCGCCTAAAAATAACGAGGTCCATGTAAACAACTGCTTAAAGCCATCACTGATATTATATGAAATTCTTTTAAGTGCTGACATAGAAGCGTTTGCATCAATACGTTTAGCACCTAAGGTTTCATTGGCTGAGTTATCAGTAACTAATTGAGCGCCTGACATTACCATGCGATCTTCATCACGAAGCATCTCTGAAGGTATTGCGCCAGTGGCTTCAATCTGAATAACATTAACTGAACCTGCCGCGTCAAGCATATTCATACCGCGAGCGCCAACATCTAAGCCGTTAGGGTTCATATCGTCAAATTCATCTTTGCTCATATCAGTAGATACTACCGTCATACCTTGACCGTGAAAATGCAAGTTATCGCGGTTATCGCAATCTAAAACAAAGTGACCTAAGTTAGAATTGGCTAAATCGTATAAAGGTAATTTAGAGTATTCAGGACTATTATCATCAGCACCAAAGAACTGAAAAGGTATTTCATTCAACAAAGAGCCGTTAGCCACTGGTGTTACGTCAGATAACAGTTTGTTTGTGTCATCCCATAGCTGATTATGATAAACACCATCTATAATAATTAACCTGCGTATATACTCTTTATCTTCCCAATCAAATTCGTTTTTCTGAACGCTTTTTATTTCTATCAATCTTATTTCGTCAACAGAGCAAGAATCACCTGAAGATCTAAAATATATAATCTTGTCAGCTTCGTACTGAATCCACTTAGGAAGAAAATTTGGGCTTTCGTTTTGTGCTGGGGTTAGCTGAACTCTTTCGCCTGATTCATTAACTGGAGCTGCTGGCATATCAACTAAAACTCCGTACCTTCCGTCACTAATTACAGCGGCAGTAGTTTTTTGAGCTACTTCACGCAAGCCACAACCTGTTCCATCTGCATTATCTTCTAGGTATTCAAGCTTAGGCTGTATATCTTGCTCTGGTTCTTTACTCCAAATCATGCCGCCAAGTGTTTCATAGGTTCGACCAGTAGCAGGAAACCAACGACCACGCGACCAATAAGACTTAACGCGTAATGAATTTTGAATATTACAACGCTCACCTTGCGCTATGGCTTCTTTACTCATCCAGTCATATGAAGTAAACAATTTATATTGCGGACCTGGTAAGCATCTAATAATCTTTAATACTTCATATTTACCAGCAATAGCCGCGCGAGTTTGCTCACGAAGTTCGTATTGCTCAGTATATTTGTAATCTCTTTCGTCTAATGCCATCGTCACAGCCTTGTATAATTTTCTTTATTATATCACTAATAACTAAATAATTTAAACTTACCTTGTAATAATGCAAATGATGCACTATATTAATGCAAATAATGCAAATAACAGGGGTTTATAATGGAAATATCTAATCTTTACTTTGATGGATGTAAAGTGTGCTGCACTAGCATTTTGTTAGACAGTAAAAACAGGTGGGTTAATGTAGTGGGTTGCGACCTAACTGGAATCATTGACTTTTTAATTGGCAACATAAAAAACGAATCAGCCTTTAGTGTCGGTATTGATACGGATAACGGTTACTACGATTCACTTTGTTTTGTTGGTATGGTTAGCGAAGAAGAAAAGTCTTTTACTCTTTGCTTGAGTGGTAAGATAAATAAGGGCTATAAATGAATACACTAACAAAAAAGATTAAAAATAAAGGTTACTCGCTGACTGAGTTTTGCGATAACCATAGGATATCACTAAGAAGCTACCGAACTTATGAGAAAGAAGATCATAAGCTGCATAATATGCTTTGCATGTGGATTGATAATTTAAAGGAGAATAAATAATGAAAACAACATACGATGCAGTGAATGAGCTTAAGCCGCTAGCTACACCTATAGAGTTAATAGATGGCAAGGCTTATCAGTTTGAGTGCCATAGTCACGATACTGTTATCGGTATATATTCAGAATCTCAGCAATCTTTTGATAACTACGGCCGAAAGTTTTACCCTTGGCATTGCGCCAACATTCAACCATTAACAGTAGAGGGTAAGTAGATGAACTTAGAAGCAATAGTAGTATTTATAATAATGGTACTGGCAATAATTTTACTTATACGTGAGGTTATATGTTGGTACTTTAAGATCAATAAGCGGGTAGAGTTGCAAGAGAAAATACTTGCTGAGTTGGTTAAGATTAATAAGGTAGATCATTAGCCATCAATATTTAACCTTCCGCCACTGCGTTTAACTAAGTGTGGACATGCGCCCATGATGAAGCTATCAGCCAAATCATGGGACTTTTCAATTCTATTTTTAACTTCCTTCTTAGACTCTACCATATCAAGACCGCGCTTAGAATAGTCGGCTCTTGGTGCTGATAACTCGCTTTTTAATTCTTCCAGCCCTTTCAAGTCAGGTGATATACTAATCAACTCGTTTAACTCGTACTTCATACCTTTTGTAACTGCGTTAAATGTATTTCTCATTCTGTCAGCAACATCACGCCATGCTTGAGCTTTTAGGTTCTCAAACTTCTTCTTGTTCGTTATCTTAGGTGAGTATTCTCTTGTAGGGTTAAACACTTCAGCGGCAGCATTAAATTTACAATAGTTTTTGTAGCCTTTGCCTTTTAGTATTGAGCCAACACCAGCACCAACGCCAATAGAATCATAAGATAATATCCCCCCTGATTCACCAAGGTGTTTATAGGCTCTTACTGATGAGCGCTCTAATTCATCCTCTCCTGCTTTCCACGCATCCATTGCCACAGCTACTGCGCCATTAAATACAGTTACACAATTTCTATCTGCGCCACTATCAGCAACATCGTAGCCAGCACAAATAGCACCAAATAAATCTACTTCTAATTTAGTGTGAGCGTCAATACAGGCATTCACCCATGAGCGCTTTATGATTGACTGATCATCATCAGCGTAAGGGACGCCATTGTATACATGGTCAGCTAACTCGTAATCCTCTTCAAATTCTTCTGCGATATCTCTTAACGCTGATTCAGTTAAAAACATATTCTCATCATAATTAATCTTACGAACCAGCGCACCTTTAGGCGGTGATTCTACTAATCTCTGCCAAGAGTAATCAGAAACAATCTGCCCGTTCATTGTGAACCACATCTCAGCACCATCATTACGCATAATGGTAGGACGTATAGTAGTAAACATCTTTTTAGTTAAGCTTTGTGATTCTTCATTCCACCAAACAGTAGCACCCTCGAATGATTTAATCTCTTCGATGTTTCTCGCAATACCGTAAAACTTAAACATTGAGCCGTTAGTTTTGTGCTCGATAGAGTTAGCGAAGATATTAAAATTATCATCTAGCCCAAAGTATGAAATTTTATCTTTAAGCAGTGTATATACAGAATCCTCTATTTTGTTCTGATACATACGAGTACATAAAAACAATTCCTTATGGTGGTTAGCTCTAGCAATTGCCATGCCTGCCGCATCATGAGACTTAGACGACATTCTACCGCCGTGAAGAACACGCATACTAACGGGAGTTCCGTCATCTAATGTGCGAGTTTTCCAAAATGGTTTTAATGCGGGGTTTAGTGTTGCTCTAGTAGAAGTCATCTAATGAGCTTCTTACATTTACACTAATATTTGTTTCTGTATACTTATCAAGACCAACTAACTTGGCTTTACTCATTGTTGCTGTAATGGCTGCTGATGATTGCGGGGTGTCTGCTGATAGTGCTGCTTCCCTTGCTTCGTTTAACTCAAGTATAAGGCTCTCAATCGTCACACCGTGAGCTTTAACGGTATCTTCTTGCAATTGTTCGTACCTAGCCAAAACCTGTGCCTGTCTTGATAATGCACTAGCTTTATTGTGAACGGTATCGTCTTTCCATTTTAAGCTGCTTGGGTGTGATACTCGATAGGCTTCTGATTTATTACCTGTCTCTAGCCATACTTGACAGAATTGTTCGTGCTTGCTGTTTTCTAATGCCATCTCAACCCCCAAGGTTTAAATGTTATCTCTCAGAGATAAGCGGCTTTTACACCGCGTTTATGTTTATGCTGTTACTGTGATATTAACCGTCCCGGCTGCATCGAACGTAACTGTTAAATCGTTATTAACTAAATCAATCGCATCGCCATCGGCAGCACCTAATTGAATAGCATGATAACAATCATTTGTAGCAGTTGAGTTGATGATCAATAACGTCTTAGCTGTTGTCGGGCTTGATGCTAATTTAGTTAAGCTGATATCAGTAAAATCTAACTTACTTACACCTGCTGCAATAGTCCAAGCATTACCAGGCAAAGCATTACCACCAGCCGTATAGTTACCACCTGCTGCTACTTCCGTGAAGCTTGAAAGTGTAGGGTCAACAGTTGCCACATTAACAGTAGAATAAGCATCTGTAATAAATGCGTACTTAAATGTATCGTTAACGTTATCATAAAGCTTTTTTCCTGCTTTAAACGGGTAGTATTGAAATGTTTTTAATGAACCTTGCGCCATTGTCTTAACCTCTTAAAATTTTATGTATTGTATCATGTTTTAAAGTTAACTGTAATTTCGCTAGGTTTGAACCCTGCCGAATACAAGTTATCTGCAAATCCTGCTGTAACATTACCTATTACCTGTCCTGTGCCAACTTGAACTATTACGCTATTACTGTCGTATGAGATTGCACCTAGTGTGGTTGTTAACGCTGTTTGACCTTGTAGTGTTATTGCTGTGTTATTTGATGTGTAATCAATAGCACCTAAAGTAGCATTTACATTTATTCCACCAAGTAAGCTGATGTTTGCATCGTTAGAATTATAATCTATCGTGCCTAACGTAGCTGTCACGTCAATATTACCAAACAGACTTATCGCTGTATCATTTGACGCGTAGCTTATAGTTCCTAATGTAGCAATTACATTAACATCACCTGAAACTTGTATTGATGTGTCGTTAGATGAATAATTGATTGAGCCTAGTGTTGCTGCTATATCAACATTGCCAGTCAATCCGATTACAGTATCATTTGAATTGTATTCGATTGCACCAAGTGTCGCTGCTATAGATATACCGCCGCCACCTACTGCCGGCCTTAATGCAAATGATACCGCTGTAATTTCATCGGTATTTTGAGCGAAAGTCCATGTTTTATCGCCAGTAGCACCAGCTGTAGCTATTAACTCGTAAGCTGACGCTGTGGTCATGCTGTTGAATTCTAGGTTGTCAACGAGCGTCATCCCTGATGGCTGAGTAAATGCATCGTCATCATCTGCCGTGGCAACATTAACCAGCATTGCACCATCTAAGGTGGTTGTAACAGATGGGGCGATTACTGTGGTATCACCTGGATCTTCAGTCGTCCACAAAGATGGCCCGACATCAATTTGCACGGTAGCATCAACACCTGAATATGAAGAGGCTAGACAAGCCATTATTTGAGATGAAGCACTATAGGTTGCTGTAGGATTTACTTCAGATGCTCCAGCCTTTTTGTACCATATCGATGCTTGATGTCCTAATCCTGAGATTGCTAAGCTGGCTAGCTCTGTGTAACCATCACTAACAGCGGTAAGCGCTTGTACTGCTGAATTATAGTTATGCACAAAAGATAGTATTATAACATCGCCCTCTGAATGAGAAGGCAAAGTTACCACCATAGTTGCTGCTGGGGTACTTGTTGTATTTGCTGAAGCAACAAAGTTTATCAATTGCTTACCCTTGTTTATTTAAAGTTGAAACCAAGAAGGACTAGTAGCCCTATAACCAGCGCACCGACAACTTTAGAAAATGCACTATCCCAAATAGTGTGAAACCTTTTCGATCTTACTATTGTGTCGTGTGCCTCATCCCATTTTGCATTGTTGCCGATATTATACATTTCTTGTTTTATATTTATTTCTTGTTGCTGCTTATCTTTTAAAACCCTTTCACGCTCAGTAGTTACAAGCTCTCTAACGCTTACAGTTAATTCTTTTACTGTTTCATTAGTTGCTTTTACTGTCTCGCTATTTGCACGAACTGAATCACTGATTGACTCATTACTAGTTACTAATGCTTTATTACTATCTAGCAATGCGTCTAGCATTTGCTGGTTCATATCGTTCATAGTTTAGATTTGTTTGATTGTCTTTCCGCTATTATACCAATAAAACAACATATAATCACTATTGAGCGCGATACGACTAAGAGAATTAACAAAACCCCGTAAACCGTCCCGAATTCTTTCGATAGGCACAAGTGAGCCAATAAAGATAAGATGAGCGCAGGCAGCAATATATTCGATATTTTCCCAAAGAATTGTTTGGCGTATTCCATAATAACCATTAGTTCCATATAAGAAAGCATCTATTGCCAATGATAGCGAAAGTAAACAGATTGTAACACAGGCGTATTTACTTTGTTTTTTATCGCAACTGTTAAATGTATAAGAGTATATTACCATAACCAGCATATACATATTAAACTCGTTTACTACTAGCAACTGTTCGTTTCCAACAAGTAAAACGCAGAATAAAAAGGCCACCAACGGAGCGACCTTTTTTGCAAGTGTAGCAACTATAACGTAACCAACAAATATAATGTTATTTACGTTTTTTGCCACTTCCAGTTGTTTTTCTAGGTCGTTTAGTAGCTGCAACCATTCTAATAACTCCATCATGATAAGGTTCCTTGATTATATCAAATCCTTTAGTTTTTTCTTATAAATTAGTTCAATTTTTTTTAATTCAGCACAAGTGTACTTTTTAGGTTCGTGCGGCCCTTCTAACCACTCAACTTTTCCTAGCCCAATCTTCTTTATTAGGTTAATGCGGTAATCAGCGATATTGCCAGAAAGATGGTTGTTGCAAGGAGCGCATTGTTTGTTGTTGTTGTATTCTTCAAACCTAAGTTCAGGGTGCGCCCCAACGCTTCTATAATGCCCAGCATGATATTGACCAGTATGGTGGCGCTGACAGCTAATACAAGGATCGTCATTATCACGAAACCTAATATAAGCATTAAAGGATTGTTGAGCCATTTTAGCTCTGTACGATTTATCATTATCTTTTAGTTCCTTCTTTTTTTTACTGTGTGCTTTATCAGCCTTTAATTCTCGCTCTATCCTCTGCCATTCAGCTAAACATTTAGGCTCTATGCAAGTTTTCTGCAAAAAGAATCTAGACTCAAACTTAACTTTGCATACCTTGCACTTCGCCATTACTGACCCTTACACTTATCACAAATAAATACAGGTCGATTAAATTCATCGTATCTCGCTCTGTATGCTGTTTGGCCTGACATAAATATATACCCGCATTTACAGGATTTGTTACCATCTTTAGAAACTTTCTGAATATTCATTAATCATTCCTCTTGCTTATCTAATTACCGTAATTACCAAACTCTTTTCGCTTACTTGCTTCATGAGTCCTATAAATCCCTATTCTTTCCTCTGCTATTTTCATCCTCCATTGAAACTTGGCATTTGTTTCTGTGGCAACCCTTAGCGCATCTAGCAACTCTAAATATTCATGGTTAGCATAGGCATAACTTTCACGTTCTTGCCCTGTCTTATGCCCCTTATCCTTGCCTTCTTGCATTAACATTGCTTTCTTTGACTTTCTGAACTCCCTCAAATAGACCTCATCAGCTTTAGCCTTTGCAGCTTCATCTATTGATGATCGCCACTCTTGAAACAGGCTTTCCACATTCACCTTCTCGAACGCTTAATTAGTGAGATAGCGTTTTTAATATTAGACTCGGTCATAAAAAATTTATCAGCCAAGTCTTTAATTGATATATTCAAGCAATTATCTACATGCAATTCAGCAAGCATTAGAGTAGACCGCTTATGCTTAGCTTTTAGGTTGTCTCTATTTTTAGTAATCCATGCTGCTTTAGCTCTAAATTCTTCGCATTTCTTAGATAGTTCAGTATTCTTTTTTGTTAGAGATGCTATTTTATCCTGTAGACCATGATATTCCTTTATAGAATCCATTACACTCTAGCTCCTTCTGACAAATGATAAACAGAGCCGCTTGGTATGTTGTTATCTCTACCCGCTTTAGCTTTTGATTTTCCGCTTTTAATATCTGATAAAAATTTACTAACATCATCAGCGCTGTACTTACCCGTAGATTGTGTTTTTCTATGCCTTTGGTTGTATGGGCTGGTTGGCTCTCTTTTCCAATCTGCTAAAAGTGTTGATATATTCATTTTGCCTCTCTATGAACTAAAGTGCTTAAGTTTTTAATGTGAAGGTAACTAGTACAATAACGCTCTGCTATCTCTTTGTGTGTTAACTTTAAATGGCCGTCTATTTTTAATTTTAATACAGTTCTTAATTTGTTTTCATGCTTTAAATTTAGGTTGTCTCTGTTAGCAGTTAATGACCTGATAGTCGAGCGCTGCTTCTTATCTCTTTCTCTCAACCTTATAATTTCAGCCTTGTATTCTTTTGATGAATAATTTTTGGTTAATCTCACAATATAAACCTTATTGCTTCAGGGTAGTAAGTTGTTATCGCGGCTAGTGATAAAGCCGCAATTGTTAGATAGATATGTAGTTTTGTTATAAAACGATCAGTAGACTTAGACATAAACCAAGTGCTCCAATTAATATTGTAATAACACCTTTCGTTATAAAGTGATTAAGCCTGTCGTGCTTTAGTTTTACATCGTGTTTATTTAACATTGTTACATATCCTTATTGTTTGCCTTCCTTGGCGTGTTTGGTTAATTAAAAAGGCAAATCATCGTCGAAGTCTACACTTCCATTGGTGTTAACGTTTTGCTGTACAGCCTGGTTAGTTTGCTGTCTAGCTTGACTTTGTTGTGGTGCTTGCTGAAATCCACCTTGATGCGCTTGCTGCTGTTGTTGCTGCTGCTGTTGCGCTTGTTGCTGGAATCCTTGCCCTTGTGGTTGTGGTGCTTGACCATTTTCAACCCAGAATATTTTACCATTACCAAGAATATTGCCTTTAATGCCTTGTTGTTTTTCTTCTTTGGTAACGTCTTGCGTGATCATCCCACTGTTGCCGTACTGGTCCAGCTCGGATAAATCAACAAAGATTGTTGCATCTAAATACGCGCCTTTCTGCCCTACAAATAATCGTGCTTTATCGATTTGTGATACGTTGATTTTTAAGCTTAATGCTACTTTACTCATGTTATTTACTCTCTTTATTGGTTATTTAGTTAATCGTGCGTGAATTTCTTTTACTAGTGTCACATCATCGTGACAATATTCTATTACTTTGTGCGGATCTGTTTGCCATGTGTCATAAACTAAAGAACCGTCCATTCCTTCCGTTTTTCCTTTTATACCTAAAATCTTACATAGGTTGTCAGCGCTTATTCTATTGCCAAACCCAGCCCATGCGATCATAGTGTCATAGCAACTATAGCCATGTTTAGCATCATTCCACTTAACGCCAGCACAGCAAGGTACATCATTAATCACTGAGCGTTTCCATATAAATGGTAAATCAAACTTAGCTAGGTTGTGACCGACAAAATTAACCTTTCTAACCTCTGTTCCGTTAGATGTGCATAAACTAGTTATGTAAGAGTGAAATTCCTCTAGCATTTCTTTCTCATTATTTATTGCAGAAGACTCAAACACAGCTTGCCGATATCCATGATCATCAAACCACCCTATACAAATACAAGCTATATGAGCGACATCAGGATTAAATGAAGTCTTTTCCCATTGCCCCTGTGCAACATCTTCGCTTTTAGTTGATGCTAATTCTTTTTCCCAGCGTGCGATCATATCGTCTTTGCTGGTGAATTTAATTTCTTTAGCATCAGTCAAGCCTAAATCAATAGCAGCTTGGGCTTTTGTTAGTGTAGATGGAGCTTTAAAGTTTTCCTTGATATCGCTAAGTATTTGCAAGCGATGCTCTTCGGGTGATCTAAGTGTCTCTATATCTATAAAAATATTCATTACTGGCTATTCCCGTTAAATGTATTGTTTAATTTTTCCGTTAATTGAGATGGTAAAGTGCTCCACTTATTAGCTATTAATCCGGACCAGTTTTCTACAACCCACTTAACATTATCTTGATTTAAGATTATCAACTCTAACTCTGGATCTTCTTCTTTAAATTTTTCCTGCATTTCCAAAACGTATTTTGTATCGTCAAACCTACCCATAAATACATCAGCATTAAATCCAAGCTTACTAAGTGCCTTAGTTAATGCATCAGTCTCTATTTTTTTAGCGAAATCAGCGTCAACCATGTTTTCCGCTCTATCCATGTACATTTTACTTGAGTTTATAATCTGAAATTCACCACCTGGATGAAAAAACACACCCTTAAACACAATAATCTTAAATACAGGGATTAAATTATAATCAAGCTCTATTGATTTAAAGCCCCATGTGACACCGTAAGGACCAAACTGCTCAGTTGCTAACATGATTTGATACTGTGGTGCTATGGCCGTTATTGTCATTCCACCAATTTTAGCTGGCTTGGTGTATTTAGGGTCAGTCTCCTTCACCTTATTCCACAAATCTAAATTACTCATCATTACCACCACTTAACATTTCACCTAACTGGTAATCAAACCCTTCAAGTGCCTTGGTTACTTTGCTAATATCGTCAGTGTCTAAATCAATAACAAGAACGCCATCATGATTAACCTGTAATTTAAAATTACTCACTATACCTCTCCTTTAATATTTCTAACGACTCAACACTTGAATGAATCGAACCTTTAACCTGTGCGATAGTTTCATAACCTTCTGCGTTAATCTCTGCCAGTAAGTCATTTAACACTTGAAGCTTTGCGTTTATATGTGTTGATGCAATCAAAATAATTCTCCTAAATTAGTTGCCAGTATTAGCTTAGTCCTTTTGATAAGAAGTGGGACGGGATGCGACTGGCTTCGCTGCTTAACTTCTAGAATTAAATATACGCGCTTTTTGAATCATTGCAACTATTAATTGCAATATATCGTAAATAGTTTGCATTATCTTATTAAAGGCGTATTATTCAATCATCAACTATTATTAAGGAATAACATGAAAGTATCAGAGTTACTACGAACGGCAATGGCAAAGAAAGGCATTAAAAACGCAACTGAGTTATCAAAGCTTACTGGCGTTAAATATGGGACAGTAGCAAGAGCAATCAATAACCAGAATGTCGGTGTTGTTGTTGTTGTTGAGTTGTTAGATTTTATGGGCTATCAATTAAAAGCAGAGGCTAAATAAAATGAAATTAATCGACTTAATAAACAAATCCGCTGAATTTTTTAATGAACTGTTTGGGTGCTGATATGAATACTAAATTTACAAAAGGTGATTGGAATATTTCGTTTGTTGGCGATGCCACTTATATCGACTCTGACACAGGGCTTACGATAGCCCGTGTATTTGATATGGAAGGCAGTCCACACGATGCAAGTTTAATATCCTCTGCTCCTGATATGTACGCAATGTTAGAGATGTTAGTTAATGGCGATAGTATTAATGATAATTCTATAGAAAAAGAAGTTTTAACTCTTTTAGCTAAAGCGCGTGGAGAATAACATGAAAGGGATTAGCGATGAACTTAACAACCAAGTAAAGCGCGAATGCTTGCTTAAATCCGCCATCACAAGTGTAAAAAAGCAAAAGGAAGATGAGCGCCCTATTAACCGTAGACGTATAGAAGATATATTAGAGGCTAAACGAATTGAAAAAAGTATGCAGCTTGATTATTGATGCTATTTACGAATTATTAAAGAGAGCTTAGGTTCTCTTTTTTATTGCCTTTGATTTACAGATAAAAAAATACCTCACGCTAATGAGGTAAAAATGAAAGATGTATCTTGTCGGGCACTTTCTTTCCGTGTTCAGTGTATCACGCTTTATGCGCCATTAAATAATTAAACTCTGTCTGCTGAATACTCTTTACTACATCACCATAAAGCCCGTTAGATGTTGCCTTTATAACGCTCCTGCAAGCATTAAACAATATTTTATCTTTGGTTCTGTCGCGTATAACTTTACAGCACTTTGATATCTTAATTGCTCTCGCCTTTTCTGGTAAAAACTTGTGAACCTGGTTACACAATAAAATTGATAGTGTGTCGGTTTGAATTGTTTTTGCTGAGTCACTCATTGTTACTGCCTCCTGTTAAAATCATAAGTAAAACCCCAAAGTGCAATAAAAGTTGATTACCTATACTCATATCGAGAGTAAACGAAATTGACATTACACAAAGAAAAGCGCCTAACATTTTTAAATAAATCATTCTTCTATCCCTTCTTGGTGTTTGTTAAAAATTATTACTTGCTGTCTTTTTGTATGACTGATGATTCTCGTCTATTTCATACTCGCAAGGAAATACACTTTCACTTTCAATCTGCTTTGATAATTTACCAATCGTTAGGGTTTTCATTTGAGGTCGGCCGTAAGATTCGCCATTTGGTAAAATATAATGATACTTGACGATAACTCTATTCATGTATTTACCGGGCATTTCTGCAATAGACATAACCTCATAGCGTATTTTACCCATGAAATTAGCAGTCCAATAAACACACTCTCGACAACCCCACCCTTGGTCTTCTTGCTCAGTATCACGATGACAGCCAGGAGTTAACATTGTTTCGATAACTCCATTATAAAATCCACAACCTTGATTATGAAAAGGGTATTCAATATCAAAAGTGTCTCCTTGCTTGAATTCAATCATCATTCATTCCCCTGTTTTGTTTGATGTGGTTAGTTACTCGTCATTAGCCGCAACTAGGCTTAATCCGCTTTTATAAGTGTACTCTGGCTTTTCTGGCATAGCCATCCAGAAATCAACTAGGAACGGCGAAAGGTAAAGTGGCTCTCCATCCATCCTGAACTCATCACAACCTTCAGAAATAAACCATATACCACTATCCGCATCATAGTAGCCGACACAAGTTTCCTCTATTTCTCCAAGGTAAATTATAACCGTATCAAATGGAGTGGGAAGTTCGTCGGCTGTCTTTATCCATAACTTGCTATTACTTACTTTGCTACACAATGCTTTATCCAGCTCTATATAAACCACTTCAGGCGCTCTATTTCCTTTATGGTCAGTCAACCAGTAAGCTGTGTTATCATCTTTATCATCTCCGTGGCTTACACTCTCGCTTACATTAAAATAAGCGCCATCCCTGTGCCCGACTGTTAAATCTCTTTCGTAGTAAGTTACTTTCATTAGTTATTCCTTTTTGTTTGATTAGTTATTAACTGAGATAAACAATAGCTAAAATAATTCTTGACGTCAAGCGCAAATGCAATTATATTTGTAATCACATTAACGAAAGAGGTTTATTGAATGAAGGTATTAAATGTTAGGTTTAGCGATACGCAGCAACTAAAGATAAAAGATGTATCTAGTGTTGTTGATATGGATTATAGCAAAGTAGCAAGGGCAGCAATGAAGCTTGGTTTAGCTCAGATACAAGCGTTAGCAGCTAGAGATTTAGATAAGGCTATTGATTTAGTCTTGATTAATGACGCTAGAGCGAAGTAGAAATAAAAAAGCGCCCTCTGAAAAGCGCTAATTGATTCGACCGAGGATATTATAACATGCACTACTATCAATTCAATATAGGTGATTACGTCAGCTCAACTCAACACCTAGATGAAACAGAAGATCTTATATATAGAAGAATGATGGATATTTATTATTCAAAAGAGCTTCCTTTACCAGTTGATCAAAAAGACATAGCTAGATTAATAAGAATGCGAACGCATAGCGACAGCATTGCGACCGTACTGCACGAATTCTTCACGTTAAAAAAGGATGGTTACCATTGCCAAAGGGCAGACAAAGAAATTTTAGCGTTTCAGTCTAAATCTGACAAGGCTAGGAAGTCAGCCGAAGCAAGATGGAATAAAAACAAGGACTTACCGTTAAAAGAAGGTGATGCGAACGCATTGCGAACGGAATGCGGAGGCAATGCTAAACATAAAACACTAAACACTAAACAAGAAACAGTTAAAGACAATACATCATTTATCAATGATGGCTTCGATCACTTTTGGAAGAGTTATCCTAAAAAGGTTGATAAAAAGAATTCTTTTACTAAGTTTAAACTCGTTACTAAAAAACTTAATGATGATGAATTCACTGATTTTGTAAATCTAATAACTACCGATTGCAAAAAAAGATTCATTGATACTGAGGTTAACTTTATACCAAGCGCAGCAAAGTATTTAAATGGTGAGCGATGGAATGATGAAATGATAGGAAGCAATCAAGATGGGAGTTGAACATGAGCAATCATTGATCGGTGGATTGATGAAGATAGCCAGTAGTGAATCTGAAATAGCGAGCTTTATATTATCAACTTTAAAGCCAGCTTCTTTTTCTATTCGTATAAATAAAGAAATATACAAGGCGATATTATTATTGAATGCTAATAAAATGTATTTTGATAATTTATCTGTGATGAAGCAGTTAGAAAAAAATGACTGGGTTGAAATTAGAGATATAGATTTATGTTACCAGTACGCTGCTGACGGTTCTTTATTGAGACAATATTCAACAGCAATTAAAGAAGAATCAATGGAAAGATTTTCTGTTGCAAAAATAGCCGACATTCAAGACATGATAACCAACCCTGAAAATGGAAATATTGGCCAGCGTTTAGGTTTAGCTGAATCGGTAATTTCTGGATTAATTGAGCAGATGCAAAACCGTGAAGAGAAAGGGTTGCGTGATGCTGGTTACTGGGCTGGCCAATGGATTGATGACAAAGAAGCTTATCACTCAGGTAAACAGATAAGTTATACGCTTGGCATTCAAGGCATTGATGATGCTTTCAAGCCAAAAGGTGTGCTTCCTGGCTCTTTGGTTGTCGTTGGCGCAAGACCTAAAATGGGTAAAACATTTACTGCCGTTAAAATTATTGATCACTTCTTGAAGGAAACAGGTAAATCAGTTTGTGCTTTTTCGATGGAGATGCGAGGTGTTGATATTTGGGAAAGAGCAATGTCTAGTCGTGGGCGTGTTGACTCAGATAGTTTTTATTCTGTATCGATGGAAAATACAGGGTTTTGGGATCATGCTGGTGGAATTAATAACGAACTGGCAAACTCTGAGTTTTATCTGGATGATAGTCCTTGTGTGAGTATGTCTAAGATTAAAAAAGAAGTACGCGAAGTTCATCGTAAAAACCCTGTTGGATTGGTTATGGTTGATTACTTAACTTTAATGGGTACAGAAGAGGCAGAAAGAAACGATCTTAAATATGCCGCAATCACAAAAGAGTTGAAGGTACTGGCTAAAGAGCTTGGTTGTGTGATCTTATTGTTGATTCAGTTAAACCGCGGATTAGAAAACAGACCTGATAAACGACCTGTCCCAAGTGATGGTCGTGATACTGGCCAAATAGAGCAAGATTGTGATGTGTGGATTGGGCTGTATCGTGAAAGCGTCTATAACGCAGATTGCGGGCATACTTTAACCGAGGCTATAGTTAGGCTTAATCGTGCAGGAAGTAACGCGACAGCTTATCTAGAGCTGAATAATGGCTACTTTGAAGATGTAAATCAGCTGGATGCACACAGGCAAGTTGAAACAGTCAAAGCTGAAAAACGTAAACAGGAGCAAGAAGAAGATGAGCAATCAACATTTAAAGGTCGAGGAAAGCGAGCTAGACTTTAGGATTAGATTTAAAAATGAATATGGAATTGATTATTATGAAGCTATCGACAACATAAAACGAAAGCAAGAAGTTAGAAATCAGTGGTGGCATAACATGTGCGTTTTATATAAATGGAACGTTTAAAGCATAAAACATAAGGGTTATAAGATGAGTATATTGATCGTGAAGATTTATTTTAAGGAGTGTAAGAGATGAATGTATTAAGTTTATTTAACGGAATGAGTTTCTGCTCAATGGCTTTAGAGTCATTAGGCGTTAACGTCAATAAAATGTATTCAAGTGAAATTGATAA